GGTTGCAGTCGCATGAGCTGGGTGTGCAGTTGCTGCGTGCCCAGGCGCGGGAGTTGCGGGTGGTTGCGCCGGAGGTTCAGCCGATCCGCCCGTATGAGCGGCAAGCGGTTGTGACACTGCTGGAGAATGCGACTCGGGTGGAGCGCTCACCGCGGGCTCGTTCTCGGGTGACGGTGGAGGGTTCGACACCCAGGCGCGGCCGGCCGCAGATTGATAGTGCGGCACCGAAGGTTGCGGTCGAGGTTCTTGACCCCGTCACCCGCCGTCAGTCGCGGGTGACTATCGAGGTGACCCCGCAGAACCGGAAGGATCCGCAGGTCGTCAAGGCCATCACTGTGAAGGTGGCGGCCGCGGCGGAACGTCATGCGCAGATGCCGTCCCGTGAGGCCACCACGGATGCTGTTGAGGCTGCACCTGAACGTCCGGGTGCGGTGATCGGTTGGGCCCGGATCATGACCGGTGATGAGACGTGCGGGTTCTGCGCAATGCTCGCTAGTCGAGGCCCAGTGTTTCCGTCGAAGCAAGGTGCGAAGTTCGTCTCGCAACGCTCGAAGCGGTTCGACATCAGCGAGCCCAAGAAGTACCACGACGATTGCGACTGCGAAGTGGTCCTCGTCCGTCGGGGTGAGGACTGGGTCGGTCGCGAGCAGTACGAGGCACTCGAGAAGATCTGGAAAGACAACACCAAGCGGACCACCGGGTTGGGGAGTTTGAAGGCATTCACTGCCGCTCTGAATCAGGAGCGGGCTGACGGCAACGCCGACAGGTTCTATGTCGCCAAACCCGATGGTGCCACTGAAGATTCCTGAAGCCGTCCGGCTTCTGCTATGCCCGCACCCAGGTGGTGCGGGTTCCTATTACGAGACCCCAGGAGGGTTCTTTCGTCATGTCCGAACTTGATATCAGCGCCCCGTTGCCTCCGACTGCTCCGCTTGGTGGCAGCACCCCGCCCGAACCTGCAGCCCCTGTGGCGACCCCGCCCGTGCCGGCCGCTGTAGCTCCTGCCGCTGCTCCCATTCCGGAGCCGGCTCCCGCTCCCGCCGTTACCCCCGAACCCACTCCCGCCCCGGCGCCCACCCCGGCGCCGACGGTCGAGTTCGACGGGGACTTCAACGAAGGTCGAGCGAAGTCCCTCATCCAGAACCTCCGAGATGAGATCCGCACCCTGAAGGGAAAGTCTCAGGACACTGAGGTCACCGAACTCAGGGAACGCGCAGACAATCTCACTGCCGCAGTTGAGCACCTCACCCTCGAAGCCGTTGCCAAGACGCACGGCATTGGCGAGGAATATTACGACTTGCTCGGGTCAGGCACCCGAGAAGAACTGGAATCCAGGGCGGCCCGCCTCGCGGCGCTGCACGGTTCCGCAGCTCCCGCCGAAACGAAGGCCCCGCCGTCGAATCGCCCCGTGGAGTCCTTGAGGCCAGGTGCCTCCCCTCAGCCCCCTCAGGCGGAGGACAACTCATACCCCGCGATGTGGCAGTAGCCACCCGGGGATCGAAGCTAGGAAAGGAATTGTCTCATGGCAAATGAGTGCAACCCCCTGTTCCGGCCTGGTCGAGCAATCACTGGACTCACCACCGGCACGGTCACAGGCAAGACGTTCGTCGATGTGTCCGCCACGCGTGACGCAGCTACCGGACTGATCAAGGTCGCCACCGCAGGTGCGGGCGTGAAGGCCCTCGGTGTCGCTGCGTACGACGCAGCTTCCGGCACCAACGTCGCCATCCTGCGCGGCGGCATCCTGCCCGTCACCGCCGGCGGAACCATCGCCTTCGGCGCCGAGGTCGAGGTCGGGTCTGCCGGCAAGGCAATCACCCTCGCCTCCGGCAAGGCAGTCGGCAAAGCAGTCGAAGCCGGCACCAACGGCAACGACGTCCTCATCGCGTTCTACGAGTAAGGGAAGGAGACAGAAATGGCAAACACGCCTTACAGCCAGGATTACCCGCTGGGTTCCCCTTCCGTCTCGGGAAACAGCATCACGGTCGACCTCATGCTCAAGGAGCCGACCCGCATCAACGCGTACATCTCCAACCTTGCGTTGAAGAAGTACTTCGCTGAGCGCATCTTCACCAACGGTGGCGGTGTCACGGGCGGCGCCCTGGTCTACAACCAGGTCACCAAGAACGATCTGTTCCCGACTCGAGCTACCCAGGAAGTCGCGCCTGGCGCCGAGTTCCCTGAGGTCACGTTCGACCGCCCGGAGCCGAAGACCGCTCAGGTCAAGAAGCTCGGTGGCAAGTTCCGTGTGACCGATGAGGCCCGGGACCGCAACGACCTGTCGGCGATTCAGTCGGAGGCTGTGAAGCTGGGCAACGACATCCCCCGCCAGATGCACGCACGTGCACTCGCGGAGCTCGAAGCCAGCATCACCGCTGTCGGTTCGGATGTTCAGGTCGTGGGTACGTCGTGGGCTGACGCTGCGGCGCTGACCCTCACGACCACCTCGAACTCCGCTCAGCCGGCCGCGGACTTCGCGAAGCTGGAATTGAAGGCTGAGACCCTCGAGCTTGGGTCGGTCTACAACCTGTGGATCGTGAACCCGCAGGAGATGTCGAACTTCCAGGTCGTGTACGGCGACCGCTGGAAGGACGTCCTCACCAACTGGGGCATCGGCATGATCTCCAGCAACCAGGTCACCGCCGGCTCCGCCTATGTGGTGCAGGAGGGACAGGTCGGTCAGGTCCGCTACGAGCAGGAACTGAAGACCGTCTCCTACCGTGACGATGGCACTGAGTCGACCTGGGTTCAGTCCTCGATCCGCCCGGTGTTCGCCATCACAAACCCCTACAACGCCGTGAAGGTAACTGGATTGGCTGCCTGATGGCTGCCGTGGAGCGCACCGTCCGGGTTGGACTGATGTCCTACGTTGACCCGGACGGTGCTCACCGTTACGCCCTGAAGGGCGCTGTGGTGCAGGTGCATCCGGATCAGGTTGCACGCTTCGACAGGCTCAACCGGCTGCAGGGCGATCCTGCACCTGAACCTGTTGAGGTGAAGGTGAAGCGGCGCGTTACTCGTACACCGAAGTCTGACGTTCCGGAGGGCTGATTCATGGCGTTCGCTACCCACACGGATCTCGAAACCCGCTGGCACGGTCTGGCTGAGGCGGAGCAGGCTCGCGCTGATGTCCTCCTCGGTGATGTGTCGATGTGGTTCAAGGTGTGGTTCCGGCAGTTCGGCGACCTCGAGACCCTGGCGGTTTCGGATGAGCTGCTCGCGGAGGCGTTGAAGGTACTGGCCTGCAGCGTCGTGAAGCGTGCCATGGCCACTGGTGACTTCGAGGGCGCTTCTGGTGTGGATCAGGCGATGGGCCCGATCACGATGAACGTGACGTACCGGAACCCTGAGGGGAACCTGTATCTCACGAAGTCGGAGTTCGACACCATTGCGGTGCTGTTGGGTCGGAATCCTTCGGGTGCTGTGTCGATGACGGCGGTGGGGCTGTGAAGCTTCCTTATGGGCAGACTGTCACGGTCCTCCGCCGTCCCGCCGTGGACCGTACTGGTGACGGTGGGGCGACTGTGTCGCACACCATCGCTCAGTGTGCGATCGTGTGGGACTCGACCACCAACGACGATGACCGGCGTGACACGTCGATCACCATGGTTGATGTGTATGTCCCTGTGGGTGCGGACATCCTCGCCTCCGATCAGGTCGAGTTGCCTGACGGTTCGGTGGGTTCTGTGTTCGGCCGGCCTCGTTGGGGTGAACCGCATCCGATGACGGGGTGGCAGTCCGGGTACAAGCTGGTGCGTTTGAAGGTGGTGGCCTGATGGAGGATGTTCGCATCCCTTCCCCGAACCCTGCGCTCGGTGCGATCCTGAAGTCCAGTGAGATGCGTTCGCTGGTGCAGGAGAAGGCTGAGATGGCGCAGGCCCTGTACCGGGATTTGGTTCGGAAGCGCACCGGCCGGTTGGCTAGGTCTGCTCGTGTGGCCACGTACATCGGTGGTGCCCGGAACGATCGGTGGATCGCTGAGATGATCGTCGACGCACCGCATGCGGCTGCGCACGAGTTCGGTGTCGGTGACAAGCCTGGCTCACTGCCGAAGACGGCGGTGCATGCTGCTGCTGATGATCTCAACCAGGTGTTGGGTCAGATGTCGTTTGCGGGTCAGCTATGAGCATCACGTTCCCGGATTGGTGGAAGGGCGGGTTCCCGGACCGCGAGTTGGTTGTCATGGATCTGCTGCAGCCGTACCTGAATATGTTGTCCCCTCAGGGGTTGGCGTGTTCGTGGTTGCCGGAGGATTACGGCAAGAAGTTGCCGATCGTCCGCGTGTACCGGGGTGGCGGTTCGGAGAACTATGAGATCCGCAGTGATCCGGCGAACGTTCAGTTGGGTGTCATCGGTGCCACGCGTGCTGACAGTTGGGCGGTGGTCGAGTACTGCCGGCAGATCATGCTGTCGTACCGGCATGGTGGTCGTGTCACCCGCGAGGATGGTTCGACCACGATCGTTCAGTCGATCGAGGAGATGACCGGCCCGCAGCAGTTGCCTGAGCTCTCCCCGGATTATCGGTTGGTGCCGATCACGTTCCAGGTGAACTGCAAGTGGCCCAGCGGTCTACCCGATTACGCCCGCGTCCGCGAAGACCTCAACCTGTAGAACCGCTCACTTTCG